CGCCCCGCTGGGGCGAGAAGCAGAGGGCGGTGGTGGGGGTGGGTGGGCCCATAGGTCTCAAGCCACTATATCCAGTAGGTGTTGCATTTTTGCAACACAAGATGCAGTAGGTGTCCAGATTCCAGAATTTCTATCTATGTTATATTATCCCATAAAAACCCATTATAAAGCCCATACAGATACCACGGAGCATGAAGCGAGATAGATTGCTAAGTTAAAATAATGCATTATATGGGATACTTTTTTAATTTAATTTGATAGATTTAATTATTAATTATGGAGAAAAAAGAAATGATTATACAAAACGCTGATACAAATATTAACGGAACTCATCTTCAAGGATATGTTGAATGTTCTTATGATGATTTAGTTAATACTTTTGGAACACCTACCCATGAAGGTGGTATGGAAACTAAAATAGAAGTTGAATGGGAATTGACTTTTATTGAAAGCACTAGAACCGATGACAATCACGAAGTTGTTACCATTTACAATTGGAAAGATGGTAAAAGATATTGTGGTGAAGAAGAGGGTTTAGATCCTCAAGATATTAAAGAATGGCATATTGGGGGTCATCGTAAATATGCCGTTGATCTTGTTCATGATGCCATTAAAAATTATAAGGATAAAAAATAGTGGAAGACTTAAATACAATTTGCATTGTGATCACTTCGGTGGTCGCAATGCTTTTCGTTTGGGTTATTCTTAACGAACATTTTGGAGGTAAATAACATGAATGTATTTTCAGCATTTGACGGTATGTCTTGTGGTCGTATTGCATTAGATAAGGTAGGGCTGACCGTGGATAATTATTATAGTTCTGAAATTAAAAAATATGCAATTGATATTGCAAATAAAAATTATCCTCAAGATAAAAAAAATAGATTAGGTGATATCACTACCATTAAAGGTAGTGATTTGCCTACAATAGATTTGTTTATTGGTGGTTCACCTTGCCAAGATTTTAGTGGTGCTAATAAAAATAGATTAGGTGTTGAAGGTTCCAAGAGTGGTTTATTTTATGAGTGGTTAAGATTAAAGAATGAAGTGAGACCAAAATATTTCTTATTAGAAAATGTAAGAATGAAATCGGAACACGAAGATATTATTTCTAAGGAATTAAATTGCAAGCCAATCAAAATTAATTCTATGCATTTTGCTCCACAGTTAAGGCATAGATTATATTGGACTAATATTCCTTTGCCTTATATTTATCCAAGGCCAAAACAGTTAATCGAAGTTTTAGAAAATGGTTGGACAGAAAGAACTCATGCAAGATGTTTGCTTGAAAGTGACAGTCGTCCACTATCAACACCTATTAAAATGTTTCATAGATATTATTCAACAGGGTTTACAACTTTGATTTTTAAATCTCAAAAACATTTTGGCGAATGTGTTTTCCATTACAATGAAAATTTTAAACACATGAACGCAAAACAAATAGATGAACATATTAAAAATAGTAATATTGATTTATCTATTTATGAAGGTGTTAGATATTTAACACCACAAGAAAGAGAAGATTGCCAAACAGTTCCAAGAGGATATACAAAAGGTTTGACCGAAAATCAGATTGCTTGTATACTTGGAGACGGTTGGACAATAGATGTGATTGCTCACATCTTCAACGGACTAAAAGAAAGAGAGAAAGCAAATGTTATTATGGGAAAGTCAAGTGACTAAAACCAAAGAAGAAAAAGCCTATGAAATGACAGATAGAATATTTTGGATTTTCATGGAAAAACTAGATCAAAAAACTATTGATCAATTTATAAAGGATGATCCTAACGATGAAAGAGCAACAAGGAACACTGAAAAAGGGGAAGAACTATTTGATGAAATAGAAAGTTATATTTTAGAAAAGGAGAAAGCAAATGACTAAACTAAAATTAGTTAATGACTATCAAAAGAGGATTGAAAAAAATCCTAACGGAGGAGGGGAATATCAATTCTATGGTATTCCTAACGATGAAGAAGGTAATTTATTTATTAAGTTAGCAAGAAAATATCTTAATAGAAAACTCTATAAGACTGTAAAATATGGGAGGTCAAACGGTTCTTATTATCATAATGCTGATAAAGATAAGGTGGACTCTTTTGTGCTTTACATCAAAGATAAACCTAAGAAATTTCAAATTACTTATAAAGCAAAACCTTCTTTTGTTACTCAGATTATGGAATTTGAAAGCATGGAAGAAGCCACAAGGTGGGTCGAGAGGGTATCTTTTAAGGATGAAGACCCCAAAGAAAACGCATACAGGATCACAGAGATTGAATAGAAATAAAAAGCAATCGCCCATTAGGGCGATTGCTGCATTCCAGATCCCGGATCAACAAGCCCAAATCTGGGTTAAAAAAAATAATAAATTCCGGTCCTGGAATTTATTACTAAGACATAGGTCTCGAGCTCTCAGAGCTCGAGGCTGAAAAAAAAAATAAAAAATAATCCACAAGCCACAAGCAGCAAGCTGCACGAACCAGGGAAACCGGGGGTGGTGGGGGCGGGTGGGCCCAGAAGACACAAGCACCGGGAATCTTTTAGCCCTCCCTCCCAACCCTTACTATTTTATACTTTATTATGGGAAAGTCAAGTATAAAATGGGATAATATAATATTAACTGTGGATAAGTTTTTCTTGAATATCTAACCAATTAACAGCTAGTTCCCGGACCGGTTCGCCTTTTGATAGAGCAAGGACCGAGGCCCCTGGATAAAGTTTATAGCTCAAAGGGTCGAGGGCCTTGGCCAAGATATAAGAATTTTTAGCATGCTTAATATGGAACGATATTTGATGAGGTGAAAAGCGAATTTTATTACTATTGATTACTTTTAATTCGACAGTAAAAAAACCTTTAATGTCAGTATAACCAAGTAGATCAGGAACACCCAAAGACGCCCAACTTTCTAATCTAGTCCATGATATTAAAGGCGTTTTTCTTTTCAATTCTTGCCATAATTTGGTTTCAGGTTTCAAAGTAAAATCACCATAAAATTATATATATAATCTATTAATATTTATTTGTCTATTATGGGATTATGTGATATAAAATAGACAGAAAGAGAGAAAGAAAAAATGTATTTAGAGTTCAAAAAATCACCTAAAATTTTAAATATTGATAATAATGCAAAGACTGTAAAAGGCCAAAATTTTGGATATATGACAGCTATTTTTTACGGTGCGTCTGGGTCTCAATCTGGCTTTAATGTCTGCCCCCAAGCAAGTAAAGGCTGTTTAAAATCTTGTTTATATACTGCTGGCCATGGTGCATTTAATAACGTGCAGCAAGGACGAATTAATAAAACAAGGTGGTATATTCAAGAAAGAGAAACTTTTTTAAATCAACTAAGGAAAGAAATAAAAGCTTTTTTAATCAAAGCTGAAAAGAAAAACTTAATACCATGTATAAGATTAAACGGCACGAGTGATATATCCTGGGAAAATACCGGGATTATACAAGAGTTTTCAAGCGTGCAATTTTACGATTACACAAAGGTTTATAAAAGAATTTTAAAATATGTTAATGGCCAAATGCCGTCAAATTATCATCTAACCTACAGCCTAACAGAGGATAACAAAGACGAAGCTATGAACGTTTTAAAACTTGGTGGTAATATTGCTGCCGTTTTTAGATCTAATCTACCTAAAACTTTTAAGGGGTTTAAGGTTATAAATGCAGACGAAAGCGACTTAAGATTTTTAGACGGTAATAATATCATTGCCGGATTAAAAGCAAAAGGAAAAGCAAAGACAGATTATTCTGGATTTGTACTAGAAAGCGAGGAATAAGTGAGAAAGAAAAAAATAGATATTCAAGATATACTAGACGTTGCCAATATATTACAGCGTGATCAATTAACCGTTAGAGATTTATTAGAGATTATGCAAATAAAAACAAAGAGAGCTATACCCTCTAATATGAACGATAACGATTTAAATTATTGGTGGTCATCAAGTAAAGGCCTTAATATTCCAATTTTAGATATGGATTTAAACTATATGATAAACGCCTTTTCAAAATCTTTAAACTGGCGTGAAGTATACAAAGAACAAAATAAATTAAGTACAAAAGAAGTTATAGCAAGCGTCAAAAGTTTTGTTGAGCATCTAGAAAGCGTCAATGATAGATAAAAAAATAATAGATAAATTCCGGGCTGCTAATGTGGCCCGGTATACCCTGGAAATTTTTGAAAATAATAGCAGCATTGAATCTATAACCTATAAGGCACAAGCCTCAAGCCTCAAGCAACAAGCCACAAGCAACACACATCCAGATTTATTACCCAATCATGGACCTGAGTATTATGCACCAAGACGCAGGCGTAAAAAATTATTGTAATCTTGAGTAAATTTACTTATATTTACTTCCCATGGGATTACCAAAAATATTAACAGAACAACAAAAAAAATTTGCTGAGTTATTAGTTTTTAATGAGGGTCGTATGTCACCTACAGAATGTGCGTATGAAGCAGGATATGCAGAGGGCTCATGCCATGTAAGAGCTTCAGAACTAAGAAACCCAAATAAATTTCCTTTAGTCGTCAAGCATATGAATAACCTTAGGGCTGAAATGCAAAAGAAATATGAGATCACTTACGAAAAACATATAACAGAATTAGCAAGAATCAGACAAGAAGCAATTGAAGCTAAGTCTTGGTCTGCTGCCGTCAATGCAGAGGTCGCAAGGGGTAAAGCTGCAGGATTATATATAGAACAAAAGATAATTAAACATGGTAAACTAGAAGATCTTACAGAAAAAGAATTAGAAGAAAGAATGAAATCTATTATAGAAGAAAACAAAGTTCTTTTAGAAGAGGACTTTGAAGAGATAAAAGATAAAGTTAAAAAACCTAGAATTCTAAAGCTTGTTAAACCAATAGAAGAGGATACCGATTAAATTAGTTTTAAGTATTCTATTCTCAAAACCACACCAATAGGTATTACTTGAGATCTACCAAATAAATCGTCTTGATCAAAGTCGTCTTTATCTGCTGATAATGTTATAGAATTTTTATCTTTTTTAATTAAATACCCTAGTGAAGATATTTGACAAGGTTTACTTGCTAATAACTCTTCTCTACTTTGCCAAGTAGATAGACTACATTCATTAGTATCTAACCAAACTACTCTAACTATATCCATATTTTCACTATAAGGAATATTAGACCCCCTTCAAGTTTAAATATAAAAATAAAAAATTAGATCGCCATACGGCTAATGAGTTTGATATTTACCAGTGCTTACCACTACTCTGGTAAGCCTTTTTGACTGTTTTAACCTTATTTATCAACCATTCTAGCCATTTACCACCATTACCGCACCCTACCCTAGTAAAAATATTTTTTTACACATAGGGGGCCTAATATTCCTTATAGGTAATGCTCTAATAATCCGGCCTCGACACACGTAAATTGAAGCTTTACATCAATTAAATCAGTCATTTCTTCACGGACCACTTCAAAATATTGATTACAATCGTCATAACTATCGTGAACAATGGATGAAGCCATGCGTACACACTTCTGTTCTACACCTTGACCTATGCAAATCCACCCTACTAAAAAAAATTTTAACAATTAATTTCTAGGGGGATATAAAATGGCCTTGTCTATCATACCACCACCTGCTTTTTTCATACTATTCATAGCGTTGGTATAGATAGTCTTAACTTCTTGATCAGTCATAGCCATTAATGCTTTGAGATCTTGTTCAGATAAACCTTGAGCTAATAGATTAATCTCTTTAATCATATCAGTTTTACTTAGTTCCATGGTATTTATCTAGTCTCCTTAAAAATTCGTGTTTATAATATCTTAATTTATCACCCTCTACAATAAATTCTTGGTAGTAGCTATCAACACTACACATCATAACAACACCTTTGTTGATCTGAGTACCATAAACATAGTCATGAGCCATAGCGTAAGCAGCTAACTGTAGAAAATAATCCTCGATCCACTCTTCTCGCTTCGGTTTGTTTGTTTGTTTGAAATCCATAATAGCATCTTGGCCCTCGTGTACTCCCACTAGATCAGCAGAACCTGCGTAAAGACCGGGGTAATGCATGACAGCCTCAATACCATAAACTAAATCTACTTTCGATAAACCTTTACTAATAATAATATCGGCCATAACTCCTGCTCGCTGTCCAATAGAAGTCATATCCACATGTTTATTACCTTTGATATATTCTTCTAGAATATGATGCATCACACTACCTCTAGTGGAAGCAGAGTTCTTAATTTTCTCTGCTTCTTGTTCCCCTACTCTCTTCTTCCATTCCTTTAAAAAAGTTTTATCTTTCGTCTCACCTAGTATTGTTGTAACACTCGGAAGTTTTTCTTCACCCACAGCGTAATGCCTATGACCTAAGATAGCTTCTCGAATAGTTTTTGGATAGATGAATTTACTGTTGATCGCAATCGACATATTTTAATCTTACTCCCATTTCTTTCTGTTTCTTATTTAGTAATCTATTAATCCGACTTCCTTTTCTTTTCCCGGTCGTTCGAATAGAAACACATTTAGAGTCTATTAACTGACATCTTCCTTGGTTATCGACAACAATTAAATCAAAAGGACATTGAGGGTCAACCGATAAGGCGACCCAATATCCTTTTTTCATGTAGTCAATGGCCACGGTCAACTCACCTAGAGCTCCCTTTGCAGATTTTTTAACCACTATTTTTTTCTCTTTGTTTAACAGACCAGGCAATATATTCCCTCAATTCTTTTTTTGCAGCTGGAGTATATCGTAGTTCTGTATAACTTCTTATCTTTTTTTCTACCCTAATCATGCGTTGAACAATGTCTAAAAATAAACTGTCTTTTTCTTTTTGACTTAACTTATTCCAATTATCTAATACTTTTTGTTCTTCTGCACTTAGCTTTTCTTTTTTAAGTTGTGGCATTCTATTCTCCCATACTCGGTCCGTGAGGAATTTTTTCCCACCACTTATCTACTTCTAGTTTCTTTTCGATAAGAGGTATTTTTTTCCAACTAAATCTTTGTTTTAATATTTTAATAATGTGATCGTATTTATATTTCATTCGTTACTCCATTCTATACTTTCTGTTTTCGTAAGTTCTTCATCATATTTTATTTCTTTTAAAAATTTTTTAATATGATTCCAATGTTTAATACTTGGATGAGAAAAAGATTGTCCTTTTCTAAACCAATGTTCGACTGTCGTGTAATCTATACCACTTAAAGAAGACAATTCTTTAGAGGTTATTTGTGAACGTAAATATTCAACAAATTCTTTTTGAGGAGGTAGATTAGGTCTTGTTATCATTTCTTCAGATAATATTTTTTTAACTTCTTCTGGTTTATTTTTTAAATTTTCCATAGCTACTTCCATAGATAATGTTTTTTGAACAGGTTGATTAGATGATCTTTTATTTTTACCTACCAACATTCTAGCTGCATACTTCTCAGCATTAATACCACTATCCATTGCCGTTGGTGTCCTCCATACTTTTAATGATTGATTGTCCGATGTAGTAGGGGATGTGAGGGATGAGGCTGTTTCCGAGGGATTTAAGTCGGTCCACCCTGTTGGATATCCCATGAGCCACTCGACCCACGTTGGGTTCAACGTCCCACCACCCTTCTTCTCTTTCACTGCCATGGTTAAACCAACTTGTTTTCCCATTGCTATCCGTCTCTGTATTGCTGGATCCGATAGGTTTCCCCGGTCCCTGTTGTCTGATGCGTTCGGAGTTGGCCACATCTTCACTGCTCCTGCTAACTTTCCCTTCTTCGCTATCTTCTCGTAGTTCGTGTTCTCTCCTGTGTCTTTCCAATCTCTCGCTGCTGGAGTTGGCCATGATCTTCTCGTCACTGCGTTCATGAGAGTCTCTCCTCTTGTCACGTTCGTGCTCGGAGGATAAGCCCCAATTTGATCCTTCCAATCTCTCGATGTTGGAGTTGGCCATCTCTGAATCGCATGTCTTAGTGCGAATTGTAGATTGATCCCTTGCTCTTTCTTTTTCTTTGCTCTCTTCTCCCAAGCTTCCAAAGTTTCGCTCTTGTTCATTAAATGATCTGTGTGTTGTGGAGTTGGCCATGTCTGAATTGCCATTGTCAAAGGTGTTCCCCCCTGTGCGTACTTCTTCGTTCGATTGTTTGCTGAGTCTGTCGTTGGAGTTGGCAATAATCCAGACCCTTTCTCTTTTGTGGTTGGCACCGATGCTAGAAGCTGAAATACTAAACGTCCTTGCGGAGTAACCTTCACTCTCCAAGTCCGAGAGTACGGTGTCAAGACCGAGTTTAATGTGTCCACCAACGTTTTCTCCAATGACCCAAGTCGGTCGACACTCTTGGACAAGTCTAAAATACTCTGGCCAGAGATGTCTCGGATCTTGCTCACCTTTTTTGTTACCTGCAACGGAGAAAGGTTGGCAAGGGTATCCTCCTGTGATGATGTCGATGTTATTAATTCCATTTGCTTTGAGTT